CTAAAGGTACGAGGATTCTTGCTTCACGGGGATTCCAATGAATTTACCCTCAGCAAGCATCTTGACCGTATGCCCTACGGCTGCAAGTCCCCGAATGAGGACCACTTGAGCGGCTGCCACATCCCTGTCTGTGGTATAACCGCAATTTGAACAAACATGAGTACGTTCCGAGAGTTCTTTCTTGCCTGTCTCAACACCACAACTAGGGCAAATCTGGCTGGTTTTGCGACTGTCTACTTTTTGGAAATAAACATCACGCTTAAAACAGGTTTGCTCTAGGATGTTAAAGAATTGCCCAAATCCAGCATCTAAACAATGCTTACCCAGCATTCCACGAGATAAGCCGACTAAATTTAGATCCTCAACAAATATCATTCCGGTATTGTTGCAGATTTGGTGAGACAATTTCCTATGCCAGTCTTTACGACAGTTAGCAACATACTCATGCAGTTTTGCAACCTTCTTCTGTGCTTTGTACCAATTGTTCCAGCCAATACGTTTTTTGGAGACGCGCTGTTGCAGTAATTTCAGCTTGTTTTCGGCATCTACAAAAAATCTCGGACGCTTGATAGTTAGTCCATTAGAAGTTGCAATAAAAGTAGTTAAACCAACATCAATCCCTATTGCCTCTCCCTGTGGCATTGGCTGGGGTACAGATACATCCCATTGAACAGTTAGCATCACATACCATCCAGAAATTCGTTTAACCACACGAGCTTGTTTGACTACGCCCCCATCTGGAATTGACCTTGATTGACGTACTTTTACCGTACCAATCACAGGCAATTTGACATATCCATTGCTTAGTGGATTTGTCCCTAACTGGGGAAAAGAGAAGGACCGCATCCGTCCAGGCTTTTTGAATCTGGGGAAGCCATGATTTTGTTCCCACATACTGACAAAAGCCTTTTCCAATCGCCTCAACGTCTGCTGTAAAGATTGAGCATTGACACGTTTTAAATACTCACTTTTTTTGCGTGCAGCAGTCAAAGACTTGCACTGACTAGCAAAAGTTGGACGGGGAGTATCAGCAGGGATGATGTATTCAGAATGAAGTGAGCAAGCGTTAACTTGGCAACTACGAGACTTATACCAATCCTTGCGCTCTGCTAAAGCATGGTTGTAAACCCGTCTATGGGTTTCTAGCCATTCCTCAAACATCGCAACTTGGGACTGTATTGGTTTTAATTTAAACTCGTAAGTCAGGTTAAACACTTAATTACCTCCTGACTTATTTTAACACATCTAATAATCGTTATTACGGTTTTTAGAATAAAGTTGCTCTCTTATGGGCGAGGCTCTAACCCCATGTTCTTGTGGTAGATGTTGGAAGAGAGGATTGAGCAAGGGAGTGATCGCGCCCTGCTCCTGCCTTACAAAAGCTTCGAAGCTGGGTAGAGGTTAGAAGGGAAGAGCTTGATTGGTTTGGAGAGCGATCAGCTAAATCTTTACACAATTTCAGTATCTACCACAATCACTTTTAACGTTCGAGCAGTCAAGATTGAGATTATTACACTGTGACAAAATGGCTACTTTAAAAACTTGTCCTGATTGCGGATATAAAGTATCTCCGAAAGCTACCAGCTGCCCTCGCTGTGGCAGACCGAACCCTGCTGGCGTTTCACCAGCTTATCTGGCTGCCCAAATTTTAGTTTCCGTTGGTGGGGTTGTAATTGTGCTAGGAATGATCGGTTCTGCGCTCAATCCTCGTAATGGTTTAGCCAATGACCCTCAACTTCTTCAGATGAGTGAGGCAGCCAAGGCGGCAGCCGAAGCATTTGGCGTGCAAGAATGAAATACTAACCTAACCCCGAAGCGACAACTGACTGACGCGCAATATCACTCCAAATTCTCGCTCCATCGGAAACCGGCGAAGGGGAAGAAACATTCAAAGTTCTGGGAGAGGCGATCGCTGTCTTGTTGGCATCGATTAACTCGCGCAGACAGGTCACAATATCCCGGTTAGCTTCTTTCAACCCGCCCACAAACTGAGCGTACCCAGTAGTTTGGGCTGGGACTTCAACTGGTTTAGCAGCAGCTGAAAGTTGTGAAACCGTTGACGATTCAATTAGACCTAACTGGCGGTTAAAGTAATTCTCAACTGATTCACGGGGATTAAGTCCTAAGCTTCTTTTGTATTGGCTTTCAGCTGACTCTAACGGGTCAAGGCCTAAGCGCCGTTTAAAGAATGCTTCCACCGAAGTGCGCGGATTCAACCCTTGGTGTCTAGATTGATCCGGAGGTAAATAAGTGGTGGTTTTAATCTCAGGTAATTGATTTCGAGCCGCTTCAAGCAAGGTAGGTTTGCGTTTAGATTTACTGTCAGACAGATCCTCAAGTCCAGCAGAGGGAGTTATTGCGTTTTCCACTCTTCGACTGGCTGCTGCCTCTGCCCGCTCCAACCCTTCTGCCTGCTGTCGAGCGCTTTCTGCTGCATTCGCTTGGTCGAGCGCCGCTTGTTGGGTTGCGGATTGCGCGCGAAGTGCATTATCAGCTAATTCACCCTGGATTTTCAAATTTTCTTTAGAGTTGGCGAGTTGTTTGTTGGATAGCTCCAATTGGCGGTTAGCAATCTCCAGTCCCACCTCGGCTGCCTTGATTGCCACAGTATCATTCGTTGCCCTTGCCTTGCTTAAAGCAGCAGATGCCTCTATTTGTGCTTGAGTTGCTCGTAATACCCCAATTTCTGCTTCAAACTCCGCTGTTTGTGCCGCGATCGCTTGTCTTTGTAAGTCTAATTTCAGTGATTCTCTCTGATATTCTTGCTCAGCCTGAAGTGCAGCCAGCCGCTTGTTGGCAATATCCTCCTCAATCGCCTGCCGGCGCCGGACGATCTCTAATTCAGAAGCCCCGGAACTAAATCCTGCATCGCGTAGAGAGTTACCAATTTCCCGCCGTACCTCTGGATCTAGGTCCTGATCATCAAGCTTCTTACGTAGTTCTAATGCCCGATTCACGGTATCCAGTTCCGCTTGTTCAGAAGCGATCGCAGCATCCGATAAAGCCTTACGCAGGTCGAACCGACTTTGTTCTAATTGGGAAGTGCGCTCAACACTAGCATTTAGTAAGTCCTGAGCCGCTTTTTGCTGCTCAATCCCAGAAATTGCTAGATCCGACTGATTCTTCTGCGCTTGGATCTGGACATCAATCCTATGAATTACTTCATCCCGATGCAGCTTCTCCTGGTCAATTTCCAGATCGACTAATCTGCCATTAGCATCTGCTAATTGCTGCTGAAGCTGAAGGCGCTTTTGAGTAGCTTCTTTAGCACTGATGTACTTATTTTGCTCGGCAATGCGAGTCTGTTCCAACTCGGTTTGAATCAGTCCAATTCGTTCATTTGTCGCTATTTTCTCTGCATCAATATTTTCTCTCTGAACTGCGAACTCCCCTACTCTTTGGTCCCCAGGAGTTCGGAGTAGTTGTAGCTGTTGCTGCTTAGCTTGAGTATTGCGGAGAGTCTGGTTCTTTTGGATCGCCGCTTCAACCTTTTGGTTTGCCTGCTCAATGCCATTCAAAATCTGCTTGTTGATCTCTTCTCTGACCGCCAATTCCTGCTCAGCTAGTTGGCGCTTCAAGCTCGACTGCTGAAGGACTAATTCCCGTTCTTTACTATCGAATAGCTCAGCACTGATAAGCCCTTGGCTGTGGTAGTCCCTGAGATTTTGTAGTTGGATATCAACACTTTGCTTTTGTTTGGTCGTGGCATCAGCCTGGATGCGAGCTAAATCTACCGCCGCCTGTTCTTCAGTCAAGGTACGTTCAGAAATCGCTTTTTTAACAGCGATCGTCCGTGCATCTTCACTTTGTTGAATAATTGCTTGGGTGCGCGCTGCGACGTGTTGAATCGAGTCGATCGCTTGAGCTTGTGCCTCAGAGCGAACCCTACCTTCAGCTTCATAAAATTGGGTACGAGCTTCATGCAGTTTAAGCTGTGCCTCTTTCGCTGTTTTCAGGGTTTCGAGAATGCTTTTATCCTCATCCTTGGTACTGGGAAGATCCAACAGCCCTTGGATGTCGGCAGCAGTGCTTTGGGGAGTCAAGCCAAAGCGGTCGAGTACGGGTTTGAAGCTAGGTTGGGCGATCGCTGCCTGTTTACCTGCAAAATCCCGCTCCAATGCTTGCAGATCTTTAGCTAAGCGATCGCGCTCGGCTTGTGCTGCTGCCAAAGATGCCCGTCGGGATGCGAAGATGTCGCCGCTGAATCCACCTAACTGGTTTTTAGCAATCGTTTCGCGTTGCGTGGCAAAGGCGAGCTGGGATTGTTCGGCTGTTTTCGCTAGTTCCAGGTTTAGCTTGCGGAAGGCATCGGTCATCGCCAGGATTGGGTCAGCCTTTGTGGTCGCAAGCAGGTCAGCTAAAGCATCCCTGGCGGGTTCAGCTTTGGCTATTACTTGTTCCAGTTCTTTACGAATTGGAGCAACGAATTCTTCGCCACCGTAGCTGGCGATTGTAGCGGGGTCAGAGAGGGATTTAAGAGTAGCTTTGGTGATCTCAACACTGCGGTTTAACCTGTTGAACTGGTCGACTCCCTCTTTAGAGAATTGCTGCTGTTTGGCGATCGCATCATTGTAGGCAGCATCTAGTTCTTCCTTCTGAGTCTTGAAGGTTGTGGGTACAGCAAGTCCTTTGTCGCTAAACTCGCGCTGAATTTGCCCTTCTAGTGTTTTGCGTCTGTTTGCGATTTCCTGAATGTCTACCTCGATTTGGGGCAAGAGAGATAAATTGGTTTTACCTGCTCTCCCTTGAGCGACTTCTTGGAATGCCGCATCTGCCGCTTTAGACAGCAGCTGTGCATTCTTTCTGATCGTCGTAATTGCATCGTCCCGATCTTTTTCTGCGTAAGTGTATGGCTTGCGTTCTTTGAATTCCTGTAGTTTCCTGGCCCTTTCCTCCTCTGAGTATGGGGCAGAGCGGATATGTTCTTCTGTAATCCGATTCGTAAGATTAATAAAGCTATCAAATATATTGGCGGGTGGTAATTGAGTAGTAATAGGTTTTGAAACTTCATCTCGCATTGACTGAAATGCCTCAGCGGCTTTACGAGCACTGCTCGACATCTCATCCAGTTGCCTAGTTAACGGTCCACCATTAATCAACTGCTGCCCCGCCTTAAATACCTCCAACGCCGCCGTAATCCCAGCGAACGTCAGTAGCATTGGCAGGGCAGATGTCCTCAGAGCTATCAACCCACCTTTGACCCCAGCCAATCCTGCCTGAACCAGTGGCAGAGCCTTAGCAAATTGAAATAAAGATTTGAGCAAAGGAACAGCAATGAATCCACCGAGCGTAGTCAGTGCCACAAGAACTGACTGAGAATTATCCACTAAGAATTTCATTCCCTCGGATGCTGCATTCAAGCTAAGTACAAATGCAGGTTGAATCGTTCTGCCAAACGACTCTTGCAGTTTCAGAGTTTGGTTTTGTAGGTTAAAAATAGCAGACTGGGCATTTTTGGAGGCTAATACAGCCGCATCCCCGAACTCAGCTTTCAACTGTCTGGCGAACCTAGGTAAAAAATCTTGTGCTAAGACCTGCCCAGTCTCCAGCATCTTGTTGAGCTGCGCTTCAGTTACGCCCATTGCCCTGGCAGCGATTTGGAAAGCGCCTGGAATTCGTTCTCCTAATTGACCTCTTAATTCTTCGGCTTGCACCGTGCCTTTGGAAGCAATCTGAGTTAGTGCTAGTAACGCACCACTCGACTGGTCAGCGCTCAAACTTAATACAGTTGAGGCTTCTGCAATCCCAGTAAAAATGTCCTTAGTCGCTTGACCGGCTAGCGACGTACCTCTGGTAGCAGCATTCAGTTGAGCAAATCCTTGCTGCGATTCAGCTAAAGGAACCTTTAACCTGTCAACTTCAGCTCGGACGAATGCCAGGTTTTTCGCTCCCGCTGCTGCCCCGCCGGAGGCAAAGCTGAGTGAAGTATTTAGCTTATCAAGCTCAATCGAAGCTCTCAGCGACGACTGACCCAGTGCAACGATCGCATCCCCAAAGCTAAAAACACCTACGAGCGCCAGAACACTTGTGAGCACATCCTTGGCAGTATTCCCAAACCTGCCAAAGGCTTGCTCTAGCTTATTAACAGATGGAATGCCAGATTCAATTCGCTTTAGCTCCTGGTCGATACCTCGGGCGGCAGAGCGCATGCGGTTGTCTGCGCTCTTGCTGGCGCGACGCAAGGCAGCGTCAAACTTATCAGAAGCTGCCTCGGCGTGGTGGAGTAACTTTAGTATTTTATCGAGAAGGTCTTTTTGTTCTCCAGTTGCTCCACGTCGATTCAATCTAGAGGATATATCAAGTGGTGCAGTTCTATCTGGCAAAGAAATATCTTCGAGTCTACGAGGTTTTGAGGTCCCCTGTTTAGGCGTTAATGATTTATAAGCAGCTGATCGCAGTATTCCAGATTCTAATGGTTCATCTCGTTGCCCAAAGTCAAGCTTAGGAGGACCACTTGGTTCCGGTTTAAAGGGGAGAACTAAAGGACTTGCCGCAACTCTTGTAACAATTCCTTGCTGTTTTGCGTTGCTTAATGAGCGATTAATAGAATCACTTTCAGCCTGCTGTTTTAAGTCTGCTAACCTATCACTCAAAACATTAGCTTCTTTCACCGCTTGTTGTTGTAAAGCAGCCAGTTTGTCAGTTAACTCTAGTGCTGGAGATTCTTGTTTTAAATTATTCAGTCGGCTCGATAAAGCATTTTGATCGTTTTGGGCTTGCTGTTTTAAGTCTGCTAACCTATCACTCAAAACATTAGCTTCTTTCACCGCTTGTTGTTGTATACTTGCAAGCTTGTCAGTAAAGCCTTGTTGGTCAAATGCTGAAATCTTCTGGTCTTTAGATTGTATAGAGCTTCGCTCTTTTTCTCCGCTTTGCTTTAAAGAAGCTAAATTATTGACTAAAGCTTCTGTAGTGTTAGATGACTGTAAAGAAGCTTCTATTAGTTTATTGGTTATGGTATCAGCTTTGATTTGGGCTTGTAGGTTTAAGTCTGCTAACCTATCACTCAAAACATTAGCTTCTTTCACCGCTTGTTGTTGTAAAGCAGCCAGTTTGTCAGTTAACTCTAGTGCTGGAGATTCTTGTTTTAAATTATTCAGTCGGCTCGATAAAGCATTTTGATCGTTTTGGGCTTGCTGTTTTAAGTCTGCTAACCTATCACTCAAAACATTAGCTTCTTTCACCGCTTGTTGTTGTATACTTGCAAGCTTGTCAGTTAATGCATTGATATCAGTCTTGCTAGCAGGTATTTTGATAAGTGCGTCCGTAGAGGGCTGTAGTGGAGTTTCCGCGATCGCTAATGAAGGAAGTTTTTCGCCAAGTGGAATTTCTGCTTGGACATTTTTCACGCCTTGGGAAAATTGAGATTTCAGCGAATTGAATATCTGTTGTGTTCCCTCAAGCCCTATTCCCAAGCCTCGTAAAACATCCTGTCCTATCCGCTGAAACACTTTTGATGGCGAACGAATCTCTAATTCGTCTTCAGTTCCAGCAATTAATTCTTTTCCTAAGAGTCCTCCCGCCTGCTTGACTTCTCCTAAATTTTGCTTTATTGAACCGCTTATGCCCGATGCAACATCAGATCCTATAGAGCTAGTATCCGAAGAAGCTAAAGCCCGATTAACAGGTTTTAGCATATTGCTAATTAGCCCTTTCGCCCGTCCGACAGTGGAAGAAATCTCGTCGCCAAAATTAATGTCAATTCCTTCAGTCTTTGCTTGCTTAAGAATGCTTGTCAGCTCAGATTGAGCGCGTTTGGCATTGCTGACAAAGACTTCAGCATAAGCTTTGGCTTGCTCAATATTGCCTTCTTGGAGCAGCCCATCAATTGTTTTGCGGGTACTGCGAAATGCCGATTCAATTTCTTTTGCCGCCTTAATAGCGGTTTCCCTTGAACCCTTACTAACGCCTGAGCGCAGCTTTGTCAGCTCCGATTCAACTTGGTTAATATGTCGCAGACCTTCTGGTACGTCGGTTACAACTTCAGCAACCTTTGCCTTCGGTGCTGTGCCAGGTAATGCCGCTCTTGCCCCCGCAGGAGGAAGATAAGGAGTAACCTCGGTTTTAACCAGCTGCGGTGGGCTAAATGGCAGCTTAAGCTCAGGAGGGGGAGTAGAAGCTGGAGGCAGTGCAGCAATAACCTGCTTTACACCTGGAACCGATTTTAGGGCAGTATTAGCGGCACTACTCACTAGAGAGCCGCCCAGGATTAGCGTGACCGCTTCTGTCAACACCCCTCCCAGAGCATGACCAGCGGCAGTAATGGCGCTGGTGCTGGTACTGGTAAGAACCCCAGCGATCGCCTTGCCACCGATAACGCCAGTAGGGACGGCTGCCCCGATTGCAGAAGCGGCGCTACTAGATAGCAGTCCAGTTAACGCCTCTGTCGCTGGACCGACCGTTCCTCCAACCAGAGAACCAAGTGCTTCGCCAGCAACTGCGCCACCAGGCAGCAAATTCGTAGCAGCTGTAAAGGCAGCAGCAGGTAGGATTGCATTTTTAGTTATCCCCTTGAGGGCACGACCAGCAGGAATAAAGTCTAGGGCAACTGACTCCAGCCCTCTAGCAAACTGATAACTAGCAGGCAATATAGTAGTTGCACTTTTTAATAGAGCATCGCCCAGAGCTTGCGCTCCTGGTACGATGATGCTATTAGTGCTAAAAACTAAAGTTTTACCAAGTAAATCAGCGCCTAATGTCGCCCCTTTGAATACGAGTCCGGCTGCATTTTCTATGACAGGAGTGGTATTTCCTAAGACTGCTCCTAAAGCACCTCCCTCTCTGTCTTTTACTACCTCTGCCTTGACTGGAGTTGCTGTAGTCTCTCTCTTAATAGTAGTAATTGCATCTTTCTTAAAGGCATCAACGGTTTGCAGTAACTGTTCTAGTTCTTCAAACTGCTTGCCAATAGCTCCGGCAACCTGTTGCACCATCTGCGCGTCAACAGGCTTGATCTGAATCCCCAGCAGCAAGTCGATGGAAGAGCGAACGTTGTTGGACAGCGTGTAGATGCTCTCAGTCAGCTCCTGCAACCCTTCACCTAAATCGACCCCAGCTTTTTCCGAAAGCTGTCCGAGCGTCCTCAAGTCACCTAACGCTTTGTTGAGGTTGGCTGCTGCTGCCTTTTCTAAGCGCTCGCCACCAATACCAAACTGCCTAGTTAGCTCGTTTAAAGCCTCAGTTCGCTCCTGTCTTGTTTTGGCTTCCTTTGCTTTTCTAGAAGCAACGACTTTGGCTTGCAGTTCATATCCTCGGTTCTCAGGGGCATATAAATCCAACTCTGGACCAATTGCTTTTAATTCTTCTACTGTCGGCGTAACGGATGGAGTTAATGGGCGAAACTGGCGACGCGCCTCTACTCCCTTAACTGAACCGAAGCCAAACTGCCGAGCGTGCTCTATTTCCTCATATATGGTTTCTAGTTGCTTGATTGTTAGCTGCCCAGCTTGCAATGCTTCATAGAGTTCGCGCGTTACTTCCACAACATTGGATTCAATGTTGTACCTTGCTTCAGCGCCAGCCTTGGCAAGACCTGCTTCATTGATTCGTAACTGTGGAATTAGGTCCGCAGCTACGTCCTTTCCTGTGATATCGCGCAGGATGTCTGCATAAGCGGTGGGGATATCAGCAGGCCGCAATGTAGCTTGTGTTTCTTTGACTCCTTTAGAAACATTGCTCTTTTTGGTTATCTCTTCTTGGAGTTTGCGAAAGTCAAGCGCAGCTTTTTCTTCAAAAGCAATCAGGCTATCAATGCGATCGCTAAAGTCTTGATAAACTTCATCTAAATATTCGCTGTAGCGTTCCCTAAGATTCTGGGCATCAAGTTCAGGGAATTGCTCTCTAAATAAATCGGGAACTTGTTCTGAGGAAGCAAAGGTTAAACGTTCTTGACTAATTCGTTCCTGACCTTTTAAAGCCTTTTGATAATCAGTCCTTGCTTGCTCTACATCTCTTACTAGCTGGGCAGAACGATCTTGAGCGCTGTAAAGATCGCGCAGGGCTTCTCGTCGTTCAACATTCAGCTGTTCTACAGCTAAAGATCGCTCCCCTGCCTGACCTTTTCTCTGTTTAGTACGAGCAGATCTAGAGGCAACTAACACATCTTGCTTGCCTAGCGCTTCAGCAATGCCCGAGGTTAGCTCCTTGCTCAAATCCTCTGGCAAGACATCGCCAAGACTACTAGCTAGTGCCTCAGCCATACGCTGTCCCAGCAGCTTGGTACTGCCGATCGCCTCACCACTGGCTTTTTCTATTGCTAGAGAGATACCCTTGCCGAAATCAGCACTAATTGGGGCAGTCGCACCGTAGACGAGTCCCTGAAAAATACTGCCACCTAAAGCCCCAGCGGTTTTAAATGGGGCAGCGATCGCTCCTCCAACCCTTGCACCCACCCCTGGTGTAGACTGCTTCTTTATTTCCTCAGCGATTTGTTTTGGCAGAGCCTGAATGGCGTTTAGTAGCTCCTTGTTCGCGCCTCCACCTTTAGCAGAGGCAGAGACGGATGTTGCTGATACTTGCCCTAGCTCTGCTCTCAGTCTGCGGACGGAATCAATTGTTCTGGTTAGTTGGGAGCCATCAACTCGAATCGCTAGGGGGTTGCGATTAATATATTGCTGAACCTGTTGAAAATGCCGCTGCTTCAGATCCAGGTGTTTGTTGAGCTTGTATAATTCGCGATCGTCAACCTTAACTGTGAGGGTAAGGTTCTTAAGGGAAAGATTACTTAGATCGCGCAAATCCCGGTCAAATTGCTCTTTGTTGAGCCGCAATTCCAACTCTACCGATCCCAAACTAGCCATCACAAACCCCCTAATTCAAATTCCGCATCCAAAACCCAACGGCTATCCGAACTCAAAACCTCAATACTGAAAGTAGTGCCACTGTCGATATCCATTACTAGAACAGAGCCACTAACGCCATCTAAAAGCGCGATCGCTGCTTGTACGACTTGTCCCTCTACCCTTGGCAACAACAACAACGCCCCCTCCCCAACCCAAGCGCGGGGACGGGAGACAGGGCGATTTTGCTTAACTTGTCGCAACTTATCAATTGGGGCAATGCCCAAAGCCCAGCTTGGCATCACCTCATCCGCGACCAAGGAAAAGAAGGCATCAGCCGCAGTTGAAGGAATATCTACTTGCGTTTGCTTGGGAGCAAAGTAAAAGAAATCACTGGGGGAGGCTGGCTTTCCTTTCTTTGGATCGCGATTAGCGTTGGTAAATAAGGCTGAGAGGGTAGCAACTCCCAACTCACCCAGGTGAAGCTGCTCCTGCCTGATTTTCTGCCCGTGCTCTAGAGCAGAAATTATCAAGCTACAAGGCTGGAATCCGAATCGCTCGGCACTGAATCTGTCGTCGTGGGGAAAATAGTCTCGGACTCGCCAGAAAATACTTCCCCAGTCTGGCTCGGCGGGTCTTCCCCGCTGAAGGATTCCCCCAGTATTTCTTCAGTCAAAGGTTCTGGCTCAGCCCATCCTGCCTCCTCATTTTGGGCAAATCGGAAAATTGCTTTTCTTAACTTTGGTGGCATTTTGGCAACATCACCCGTATCTGCTAAGGTCCAATCAGGCACAAGCCGGAATCTGACAATTGCAGTCGTCATCACCAGTTCGCGGCGATCGCCTACCTTATCGACCAGCTGCTGGAAATTCAGCACTTCTTCGATGTATTCGCTCAAAACAACCATATTGCCGCGAGTAAGAGCTTCATAAGTTTCCATTAAGCTTTTACCCATAGCCTGTGCTATTGTTTTTGCAATCTTCACGCCCTCGATTCGCACATCTGGCAGGGCTTTCATCTCTTCCGTAATAAAAATTCGTTCGTTTGGGGTCAAGTCCCCAAGCTTGGGGATTTCTAGGGTGCCAGAAGCTTCGTCACCGACTAGGTACAGTTCTGGCTTTGGTTCCGTCTTAAATGGGAGTCGAATCATAGTTATAAATTATCAATCCTTAACAAGAAGACTCCATCCATAAAATTAATTTGGGTGGGGATGAATTGTGTTTTACAAGAAAGTGTGTTACAATTAATACATTGACAAAGCTGAAAATGCTGGTCAATGCAATTTGAATCTTTTACTTGTACGCAGTCTGCGGCGGGGCATCCCGTGGACTCAAAACAAAGCTCATCGTATCCGTAAGCAATAGCTGGAGTTGGTGAGAAGCCCCTCCTATACTGCGAAGCAGTTAGGAAGGGGAGTATGTCACGCGTAATGTGCGATAATGGGCGCTCCACGACCTTTGAAGGTCAAACTCCCAGTAATAATCCCGTCAGCTGGGTTTGACTTAGAAAAATCTGTCACTGCCACAAGCCCAGCAATCGACTCGCCAACCGTATAACCCGATGGCGCTTGGTCTTCCTTCTTTAGCCAACCGAGTACGCCGTTGACTGAGTTTCTAGCTGTGTAGGCAAGCCGAAAGTAACCATCATCAGCTGGTAGGACGTTGAACGAATAAGTCACCTGCCAAGATGCACTTGTTACCCGACCAGTTGAGTAGCCAAGTTCGTCCCCGTAGACCGTCGTTTCGGTGTCATTAGCTGAAATACTTTCATCAGAAGTCGTACCGCCAGCAAGTAGCAGTAGAGCGGTATAGGTTGCTTGGGAAGTAATCGCAATTCCTGCGCTCACTGGCTCCACAGTAATACTAGTTGCACCAGCGGCAGCGGCGGCTGTAGTGTATACTTTCACATCTGGGTTGCCCGCTTTAACAAACTTTAACGGAGTACCAGCCGGCACGGGTCCACTCAAAGCGCTTACAGGAATTGTCGTAGCGCTAGCAGAAACAGCGGCGGAATTGGTAATTGTTACGTTTGCTGGAGCAACTGGGTTATCGATTAGCGAATCGGGCATGACGGTAAAACTAAGTTTCGTCTTATTGCCAATGACAAAATTCTGGGTAGGCATAGCTAGGGGTTAGGGGTTAGGGGGAGCAGGGGAGGCAGGGGAGGCAGGGGAGGCAGGGGGAGCAAATTCCCCGCGTCACCGTGTCACCGCGTCCTCGTCCTCTTCTTGGGCTTCAATTTCTTCTTCTAAAGGCGCGATCGCTTCAATTGCAAGCAACGACTCTGCTTGTTGCTTGCTCATGGTGACGGTGCTTCCTTCCTCGTACAACTTGCCGTCGCTGTGTTGTAAATCTGTCAAAACCTTATATTTAGGCACAAAAATACCCTGCGCTTGGTTTCTATCTCGCTTAAATCAGCCAGGATTCGCAGCGCTTGACCAGCCAGGGTCGGAGCCAGCACTATCAGCCAGGAAAGCACTGGGTCGCTATCTAATGATATTTCTCAAAGTTTAGTTTGTCAGGCGGAAAGGAACTCGTATTCAAGTATCTCAAACTTCACCTGCTCAATTATGCCCAGCGCTGGGCTGGGCGGCACCAACTTAGGTGAAGTCATCAGATAGTCCAGCCCATCCACCAAAGCTTCAGTCGCTTCTAATAAACTATCCTGGGCGTTCCATTGCTTAAGAGTGATCGCCCAGCGCAAAGGCTTCATTTTACCGCCGATTAAGGGGACAACGCTTGGATAAGGACGAGTGATAATACACTCGATTCCAGTCGTTACCGTGCCACCATTGGGATAATTCCATCCTGCATTGATATCAGGAAGAACTGCGATCGCTGGCTCTGTATACCCATCAGAGTAGCGGTAAGTGCCAACTATCCCATCGAGGAGGGTAAGGATTTGCGATCGCAGTTGAGTACACTCAATCATGCAAAGTATTGAGGGTAGATTGATCAAATTTCTGGGTAGATATCTGGATACAGAATTCTGTCATCAAAGTTGTGCCCATACTTTCGCCGTCTATCAACAGCTAACATTCCATTACAATCTTCTTGTCTATGTTTAGCAACTCCAGGACCAATAGCAAATGTTGATGCCTGAGGGGTAGCGTTGGGAGAGACATAAAAATACCAACTCCACCATCTACCATAAAACCAGATTGGAGGATGGAAGCAGATAAAACCCCATCTTTTAGTGTGGATGTTAACCGCGACGTGCATCGCGTTGAAGCCATAAATAGTAACCTTTCCCCAGGAGACGTGACCTCCTAACTTCTCTTCGAGATACCTTTCGAGTGAATGCTTCACAATCGTCTCTCTAGTTCTTGTTGAAATACTTCTACTGGATTTACCTCTTCTAGTGCTACTTCTGTCCACGGACGAGCAGGTAATTCAGTTCCCGATCGCAGCGTTGCCCCTTCGTGTACCGCGATCGCATGATTAACGTCCCAGCTGAACTCTGCTGCGTTGGCAGAGCGAGTGATCGCCTTTGATTCAAGCAGTGCGCCCGTATCAATGATGTCACGCGGGCTAGTTACGGTCTTGCCCGATTTCCTTTTGGTAGGACGTGGCCAATCATAGATTTGGGCAGCGATCGCATCGTCAAATGCTTGGCTCATGCGGTCTACAGTATTGTCAAAAGCTCGATTAATTGCACCATTGAGCTTCTGCGCATCAATTCTGATTTCAGCCATGGCGAAATACTCCAATAATTTTAGTCAGAAAGTTGATTTTCAGTCCAGTCAGGTAAGGTGAACTGGATAGGGGCTGTAGTTCAAACGTCCCCGTCTCTGTTTTACCAACTGCCGTGGTGATTGTCGCCCTGCCTTCGGCTGGGGGGTGCAAGTTGGTGGGTAGTTGTAGTGGGTTTGTTAAGTAGCCAGACATTAGCTCTGCCGTCTGATCGTCGCCTAAGTAGTAAGCGACTTCTGCTGCATTCCTCACTGGTTTGAGCATGGCGCGGATTTCTACCTGCGTTTCTTCCATCACGCGGTTGCCCACTGAGTTGATCGTAAAGTTACCCGTGGGGATGTCGAAGTGAAGAACAGCGTTTTCAAATGGACTGAATGGAGAAGACATAAGTTACAGAGTGGGAAGCAAAGCCCACCACTTTTAAGGGTGGGATGTAGCGTTAGCGCTTTTAAACGCCGTCGTGTTATAATTGATACAAGTTCTTCGACATACTTGAGGTAGGGGGTTCTGTTCAGAAGTTGAGCAGGTAAAACCTTAAACGTACCGTAAGGATGTAGCTGATCAGTTTGATGGGTCATAGAGTCGCTAGGGGTAAAAGCCGGGATTCAACCACTGAGAAGCCTCAAGAAAGAAAACCATCCTGGAGTTTGGGTTCGCCCAACTAGGCAGGGCGTTGTCTAGTAGGAGAGAATGTGTCAGACGGGGTTCGCCTCGCATCGTTCGCCAGTATCCTAGAATCCCACTGCTTCTAGCTGTGGGAGTGCGTCAATGACGTTTCCAAATCTCAACTTCCCCAAACTGAGGATCGTGTTCTACATGGAGGACAAATCCTTTCCTCTCCAAAATCTTTTGCATCTGCCTTAGAGGGTTAGGCACGACAACTTGCAAGTTTCGAGACTCAATTGACTCTAGAAGGCGCGAAAAATTGCCCTTTCCTGGGCGCTTCGACAGAATTGCTGAAATGAAAATGCGATCGCCCTCTCTCCATAGATAGCCGTAGAACTTGTCGCTAGTAAAGCCAATTTGTTTAGCAAAATCAGAATCTAAGTCAATGAGTCCACTCATAGTGATCACCGAAAATAGAACGGGAGTGTGGATGCCCTGTACCTTCAGGTCAGGGAGGAAGCACGACGCGGTGGTTTTAACCACCGTCATGATATAATTTATACATACCGAAATGCTGCAAAGGCACTGTCTGATCTCGCAGGAACCGCTTCGCCAGTAGGTAAGTGTTGGTGCATAACACGCAAATCGAGATTTATTGGGGTCGTCCGATGATCGAATCGGTGTATAAACAATACTCCAGCAGGGGGACACAGGCTCTCGTACCGCTTGTGGGGAAGCGTTGGAGATGTAAGCCGACCTGGAGGTTCCTGAACTAATATGCTTGCAGGTGTCCATCTGTAACATCGTTAGGGAAGAGGGCTACTGAAACATTCCATCTGGAGGACTAAGGCGAATGCCCCGTCTCTTCAGAGCGGGGTGAGCTTACTTTTACCGAAATTCATACTTCTTTTTGGAAAGATGCGATCGCTCTAACCTCAGCTATGATAGTGGCGAGCATTACCTCTACCAATGTCCCTCACTCTTTCCCTTGCTGGCATCAGCGTTACCCTAGAAAAATTTCTCTCCACAGATTACCCCAGAATTACGATTGAATCTTTAGCCGCAGTAGAATTCTCAGCTTTGGGTACTCCTGCTATTTCTGGTAGTCAGTTTGAGCCAAAGTTTTTGTGGAACATCAGTTGTCTTGTTAATCAACAGCAGCGGGATTTGTTGGAGGCGATCGCCTACGAATTCCAAACCCGCCGTCGAGCACTACAAGCCTGCGATATTTTAATTTATGACCGAACGGCAACTTTGAAAGAACGCAGTCCCAGGAGTCGAGCACTGGTGCCAACTACCGCTGAATTATCTTTAAATGGTGGTACTCACACGGCATATTATGGGCAGTTCTACGCCGGAATCACAGAGGGTCCGCGCTTTACTAAACAGGGACGGTTGGATGCTATGTCACTCGTTCTAACTGAAACAATCAAGGTGAGCGCGTAGTGGCGATTAACACCAGCGCAAGAAAGCACAGACTGCTGATCGGCGGACAAGACTTTTCCGCTGGTCTAGTTGAGGTTTCAAATTGGCAGTCCACCCCAATTGACGGCAGTGGATTAATCCGCACTACCGCTACGCTGACGTTGATTGAGGTTAGAGGATTGCCAGGAAGTCTAGACGATCGCATCAATTCCCTATGGCGGGTTGGACAAACCGTTCATATTGATGTCACCACCGAGGATGCTGGCACTTTATCCCGACACCCAGCTGGCACCCTCCGCATCCTCAGCAGCGAGTGGGATTATGAAAGCCGTCGCCTCACCCTCAACTGCGGTTGTTTGATTACCCTACTTTCCTATCGTCAACCGACAGACCCTAAAAAGACAGGCATTGAACCAGGGAGTTTGACCTCAAGGAATGCGATTGTCCGCAATCTACTACAAGCCGCCGGGATAACAGCGATCGCCCTCCCCTACAGCCTGCCTTATCCCCTCCACTACCCGGAAATCAACGGTAGCTACTTAGAGGCAGATGGAAAATTGCTTTACAGTGCCGGGTTTGTGGGGTGGATTGATAAGACAGAAACCTTCCGGATTAAACCAGTTAGCCTGCAAGGAATCTCTCAACTAACTCTGCAAATTGGCGGCGATCGCGGGGATGAACTATGGTGGCGCAGGCTCTCTTCGGCAGAAGGTCCAAGGGAAATTATTAAAGTCCGGGGCGTTAAACAAATCGCCTCGTTTCCGGAATACCCCAAGCAAACAACTGTCACTCGCTACGGGGCAGCCAACACTGTAATTCCAGGGGCAGGGAACTACACGATAGTCACGGGATACGAAACGATTAGAGAAGAGTATGATTCTTCGGCAAAGAAACTAACAGCCACGCGCATAAGTTATCGGAGTTTCAGCTTAGTTTATCCTGAAAAAGAGCCGCGTTCGACTAATCTAGTTAATGATCTACTAAGTATTGAATCAAGGCAATTTGAAACAGGGGATGAAGGTAAATTAATTAGTAGTTATACCAAAGTTTACAAGCAAGCCGATGTGATTGAAGCGGAGTATATTAAGTACAAAGAAGAGAATGAAAACGTGCAATTTAGTCTTGGGAACTTGATTTTAGCTGAGGAGATTTTCACCTCCTATACCTACGATCGCAAGAACCGCCCGGTTTCTGTAACAACGACTAAATACGAAACCGAAGTAGCAATTCTCACGGGGACTAACCACGATTGGGGACCTTATCCTTTGCCACCGACTAATCGCGTTCCTTCGGAGGTGACGACTGAAACTTGGTCTAACCCTCGACTGAATGAATGGGCGCATACAGTTTTTGGCTCCAAAAGTTACTGTCGGTTGAAGCCAGAATTGCTGACAGATGAAACCACAACCAATCAGAAACTAAGTCTAGCTGCGGATGATTCTGTATCGGTAAGGGAAGTGTCAAATAGCGGTCAGACTGTACCGCCTGCACCCGAACGGTGCCCCCCTAAAGCGAACTTCTACGACCAGCAAGTGTGTGGGGAAGCCAGATTTTCTCAGCACGGCGGAAATCCCTATCAAGAAAGAGAGCGGGTATTTCAAATTGATTACCTAGCTGGAAAAGTACAGACTCAAAGTAATGTAGACTATACTTCCACTCCAATTGAGGATTGCACAGATGCCCAGTGCCAGAAGATAGCTCAGATTGAGGGCGCTTTACTCTACGGCAGGTTCAAGGGACAAGATATTGGCTTGAATTTAAATGATGCCTTGTTTAACTGGGAACCGCTGATGCGGGTAAATTGTGTCGAACCAGATGGAACGCAACGTGTCTTCGCTTTGGATGATGCCCACTGGTACCTGGGGCAGCAGCGGGCAATGTGTAATTTTGGTTGTATTTGGATAGGCGACGCTAGCGGCATAACTCGTACTGCTACCGTGACAACGAGTGCGATGGTCGCTCCGCGAACCGCCGAAGGCATCGCTTCCCCTGGCGATACGACAATCTCGATTCAGCCAAGTCCGGGGTATATCCCAGCCAATACAGTGCTGACAATTGGGGGAGTGGAGGTGGTGACGGCGGAAGCTGTGCAGTTTGGGGATACGGCGATCGCTGTTGTTTCAATTCCCGCTCCAATTGATAGTGGCGTAAGCGCTACTTACACAGAAGAAATCCTACACCTGCCTTATGTACGGGTGCAGAACCTGACGGTGCGGGGTGTGGGGGTCGTGGAGGTCGTGGCTCGTCCTTATGCCCTAACTGCAACTACTGTGAGTGTTGAAATAGTAGGTGTAGGAGCGATCGCAGTTCAGACTGCTTCATCTGGAACTGGGGCAGGTTTTTACTGGGATGACGTGAGTGAGGAACAGTGGAACAACATGACTGAAACTGACTGGAACAACGCTTTCCCTGGTAGCGGCACCCTGACTTGGAATGCTATGACTGAGGAGAATTGGAATAATTTAACTGAAAATAGCTGGAACAATCTTGCCTGATGCCAGTCACAGCCACTCAACACGCAGATATTCTTGATTTCAAAGTAGAACGCATCTACCGAGGTCAGACAGCTAGGATATGCCTCTCAAATACTGCCCTTACAGTCAATAGCACCCCAGAAGAAGTGTTTGCTTCCGAACTGCTACCTCAGAATGGATATGCTCGGATTAGTCAAGCGATTGCTACCGATGCTGGTATCTATAATTCCAGCACTGAGGAATTGACTTTACCTATCCTGAATGCTACCTTCACCGCCTCCGGTGCTGCCTTGGAGTGGCGATCGTGCTTCGTGCTTATAGGGGGCAGCGCCACAGCATCCAAGTCTTTTACCGCAGCAAGCGTCGACCCAGCAGCCGATCGGATTACGCTAGCTGCCCACGGTTTAGCGAATGGCGATCGCATCCTATTTACACCCGAAGCGACGAGCATGCTACCAGGAGGAATAGCTAGTTCTGTGCGTTACTACGTGGAAGCGGTTGACCTCAACACTATCCGCTTGCACGCTAATTTGGCACTCTCTTCTTTGGTAGACATTACCAACACTGGTAGTGGCACAATGTACCTCCGCTATGCCAGTGGCAGAATTGCAGCAGTGGTACAAGAGGATGCGCCGGTGCAGCGTTTGGATGGGCAGCAGTACACATACAGTATTAATCTCAAGGAGGCAATTTAGTCGTGGCACCACAGACAGGATATGCCGTAGCAGATATAGCAGCACTGAAGGCAATTGCTGCCACAGATAGGACGGACGGGTACTCAAGATTAGTAAAGATCGCGGCTGACGGAAAGCCTGCTTGGTATACATTCGTCGATAGTAGTAGCGCCACTGGCGATGATAGTTCGGTGGTCGTACCAAATGCAGGAACGGGGAGATGGGTTAGATCAAATCAACCCCTCAACACGACTACAAATGGCGGCTCTAGTAGTTCTGGCGCAGACAATATTCTGACTGGATTGCTTTCTTTCTGGCAGTTTGAAGAAGCCTCTGGCATTAGAAACGATGTCATGGGATCTAATCATTTAACGCCTTCTGGGACAATAACCCAAGTTGCTGGAAAAGTAGGTAATGGGGCGCATATTTCAACTGGAAGTTACTTATCGGTAGAGGATAACTCTCCTAACCTGAGAATATTATCAAACAATAGCTTGACTATTGCGGGATGGTTTAAACCGGATACTTTGAACGCTACAACTCTTAGGGAGATAATTCAAACAGAGGGATACCATATAGGTATAACTCCGGCTAATAACCTGATTTTTGTTGTACGAGCTAGCAACGGTCCAGAGGGTTATATATCACTACCAATAGCAACAGCAAATGTTTGGTACTTTTTTGTTTGTGAATATAATTCTAGTACAAACAAAATTTCATTACAGTTGAACAACAACGCAGAAACTACAGGCGACTGCATAGCTGATAATAGTTACGTAAGTGGTACTTTTTATATTGGATGTTATAACCCTGATTATTATTACTTTGATGGTATTGTTGATGCGCTAGGAGTTTGGAATAAAGTACTCACAACAGAAGAAAAGACATATTTATATAATGAAGGCAATGGTGTAAAGCTTCCAACCTTAGTTAATGCACATCAAATTCAATCTCGCAAAGTATCTAATACAACCCCTACAGATGAGCAAGCTTTGATCTGGGACAACACTGCTTTGATATGGAAACCCGGATTCCCTAAAAAACTCGGCTTTGGCAATGCTCCTGCCACTACTATATCTACAGGAACACAAGGTGAAATCAGAGTAGATGACAATTATTTGTATATTTGCGTCTCGCAGGATACCTGGAAGCGAGTTAGCTTAGCAACGTGGTAAATCCAGAGTCTAGGTTACAACAACAAGCCGCTCTAGCCCGTGCTGCCCGCCAACAACAACGGGCAAAAAAGGAGCGATCGCTACCTCATCCCCACGCCACAGCTGCTGGGTTTGATGCCGACTTGGGATTAGAGAGGATTCAGCTAAGTGATGGCTCCATCCGGTACGCGGCACCCGAGACGAATGGGGCGATTGGGATTGGAGATCCTGTGCTGATGCATGAGAGTAGGGGAGCGACTCATGTTGATGCACCGCCATCTGTGAAACGCAGACTTAACCCACAATTACCCAAAAGTCCACCAGTTACAACTCCTTTCAAAGTGTTATTTAGCGTGGAATCTAATGATATACGAAAATTTTATATTGGAGGTGATAGACCAGTTCCCGTAGAAATTCTTTCTTTAAATATGAACGATGTTTATATTTACGATATATATATATCAAATACTGGTAAGAAAAAAGATGACTGGATTGTAACCCTTCGTTATTGGGAATTTGACACAAATAATGTAATAACGCGATCACTTGGATTTCCAGAAGATACTTGGCAGTTTAGTTCTCCCCCTTCTCCGAATGAACACCCATCAATATTTACTGAATATAGAGGCGGCGGGGTATGGTTGAGCAGACAAGCCATATATGCTAACACTAGTAGATCGTCCACTATTGATTATTTAGATCCTAACAAGGATGCTGAATCAATTATTTATCCCATACTGAATAGTCCCCCATTCATGTCTTGCGGCGGTGAAAAGCGCATCACAGTTGAGATGACTGGAGGGAATTGTAAGTCTGATGGTACGCCTTATTATGTCGATGGAATGAATTTATATCGACCAAGCCGAAGCACTCTTTCTGACAATACTCATGTTGACATGGGTAGTTTTGCACTTTTTAAAAATCAATCAAAGTTGTCCATAGGTGAATACCGCTTTGATACTACAAGTATTCTTGACAGGCTGTGCGCGGATAATCTTGAACAACGCGGAACGAAAGACCACCTATATACAGAACAATTAACACATTTTTTATCTAATACCATATCAGGAGAAATTACAGAACGCTTTGAGGCTCACGGTGTTTATGCTGGACGTGATTATAATAGTTGGTCAGCTATAGTTCCTGAATACCGAGAATATGAAGACGCTAATATCTTAGTAGCAGTGGGGGGAAAAACCTGCATAAGTGCTAGTGCAGAGCATACAGAAGTTGTAGAAAGCTACGGAAAGGGTAGTAGTGTTAGTGAAACTTTTATTCAGTCTACCTCAACTCGTTTTTTCTTGAATATAACTACACTTAAAGAAAAAGAATTAAATAACTCTTCTAGCTTTACTTTTGTTTGCGGAAGCAAGCTTGATATCAATGAAAATACAACTACAATTAATATTCCTACTAGCTTTTATGGTATTTCAGCTAGAATGTCTGTGCCGTTAGATATCTATACAGGCTATAATAATTCCACGCGGACAAGCGAACCTTTAAATTTTAATTTCATTGGACAGCCTGTTAAAATCTCTCAAATAGCCAATTCAGAATTTACCGAATACTGGACAGCATTAGGAACGATAAGTTCATTTCGGTTAGGTGGTCTTCTTCAGCAAAATTCAGATCATGTTAGAAGTGCTTATATTACTGAAATGTCAATCAATATTACTGAAGTTAAAAAAACAAAATATGATTATTTAGCATCTATAAACGGAACTGTTACTTGCCTCAATAATTCAGTTTTTCCCTTACTTTACCTTGAACAAGGTTTTTTTCATCCGATGGTTAATTTTAAAGGTGGGGCTTATCAAAGTGTTGACTATAGATTCACAAATTTTATTAAAGATAAAATATATTTTTCTCGCTATCCTCAAGAGTTGTTATCTAAATCTGGCAATGGTCATGCTGAAGTGTGGGAACTTCGTCAAAATGGAGATAAATTAGATGCGGTTCAAGGAGAGCTTGTTTCAGGTAAAGTTTACTCTTTAAAAGCGCCTACAAACTACAAAGATAATCCTAATATTATTTATAAGATTGAAAGTGTAAGTTGCTATGCCTAACCCAAGCCCTGACATACTCAAGAGCGCCGCATCAAAAATGGACAATTAACAGTGGACAGTGGACAGTTGATAGTTGACAGTTGAAAAATCTTCGTTGTCAATTGTCAATTGTCAACTGTTCACTGTCTTCGCTGTCAATTGTCCACTGTCAATTGTCAACTCTCTTTGTCAATTGTTAACTATGCGACCAGAAGAATTACTCCAACAACAAGCCGCGATCGCTCGCACTCAACGCTCTTCACTCAAGGTCGAGCAGCAGGAACTGCAACAAAACCGCACCCAGTTATCCGCCACCCTGCTCAGTTTCGACTCCGCTCTCGGTGCTTGGCGGTGCCGGTTAGAGGATGGCTCAGTGATTTATGCCAAGTCAATTACTTCTAGCGGTGGCAAGGGAGCTGGCAGCGTGATTTCTTTATATAAGCCTGCTCAGGGAATGGCGATTATCAAGTGGCTTTAGGGCTGGGTGCGATCGCCAAAGGCATTATCAATCCGTCCGGCTTGAAGCATAGTGCACATGCTCCCACGCCCCTTTAAGTGCTTCCCGCTCTCGCTCTATCGCATTCGCTCTTTGCTGCACTGCTTGATAAATCAATTGCAACTTCTTTTCTCGTTGCTTGAGTAAATCTTCCCGGCGCTCAATCTCTTGCTCGCGAATAAACAATTGCTGGCTCTGATAATCTAGCGATTCGCGCCAGAGCTTGATTTCCGATTCTCGACCATCAAATTTAGCCGACTTGAGCACCCAATCTCGGAAAGAACTAATTAGCTCATCTAAAGCAGGAATAATTTTGACAATCTGCCGTTGCTCGTTCAACTCAACTAGAACCAATACGCCCTGATTGAAGCGATTTTGCTCCGACGATAAAGCGATCGCTTCTGATGCAACTTTCGCCCATAGCCCATCAAGGCGCTTCTGGCTGACCAGCTGCACCTTTGTTTTGCCGTAGAGAGGCTTCTCAATCACCTGGGCGAGGTAGTACATCTACTCAAGCTTGCGCCCCCCAGATAAAGCGCTGCCGAGAGCGATCGCCAACTTGTCTGTATTAAATCCCAAGGCTGAGGCTACCAAAAACAAATAGCCACCTAGCACATGCACTGGAACATCTTTAGTATGGATATCCAGACCAGATTTAGAACTATACTTAGCATCAACTGACTGCCAGCAAAGTAGTCCAGTCAGGGCAATACTGAACAGATAAGCATAACCTTTGCCCAGAGTTTTAGATTGAGGAATAATTTCTTTATCGTTGAGCACTAGTCTGTTCCTCCCCAACCGCTACGCTTTGGTTAGTACACTTGATCTCCCCGCCGCCCATGTGAGCCTCGCCGGTTGTTAGCTCGATGTTGGCAGCACTCAGAACCTGCCCTAGCTGGGTTGATTCGCACATTGCGGTCAAGGTAGCCGGTTCACCAGAACCAGGTTGGTAAGCTAACCCGATTGCCCCAACATAAGACTTGTAAGCATTGCCCTTGGGAGTCGCGATCATCGCTACCCCTACGCCCTCTTGGGTTGGAGCAAAGCTGTAGTCGTAATTGCTGGTAGAGGTGGCGATGCCCAAACCTAGTTTGCCAATCTGGGCAGTGTCGGTGACAAACTCACCGTGTTCAAGGTAATAGACTTGCTGCGCTCTGTTTAAGCTAGACAGGTTTACTTTGGCATCTGTTTGCTTTGCTTTGTTGGCTTGACTTAACAGCGAAGGTACAGAAATGGCAGATAGAATGCCAATGATAATAATCACGACTAATAGTTCGGTTAGGGTAAAACCTTGTTCTTTTTGCTGGTTTTTTAAATACTTTATTAGATAAAGTTTTATCATATTTAATCAACTAGAAATACTTATCTAATTAGAACTTACCCAGTTAGCTACAATTCATTTCATCGCCCAATTTTTATACTAACTAAGTCATAACTTAGTTAGTATTTTTCTTTGGTGTCTACTTATAAAAAGGCATAAAATAGTAATAATTTAGTTAGCACATAACTAGTATAGAAATGCCGCGTGGTAAGCCAGGAAAGAAGACTGAAAGAGCGCCAACCATTTGCTTCCAGCCTTCGGAAGCGGAGCGAGAGATATTAGAGACTTACTGCCAGCAACAAGAAAGAACAATGACCGATGTGCTGAGGGAATTAATTAGAGGATTGAAAGTAAAACCTAAGAGCGATCGCCCATAGTTTGTGGGCAAACTAATCTAGGAAGGTAAGTTTAGTCTGATTATTGAAACTTTATTGTTTAAAACAATGACACTAAATATTCTGGAATCAATTACTAACCCTGTGAAGTTACAAGAGGCACCGCTTGAGATTGTAAAAGCAGTGCAAATCGAGCTAATCCGGATTGGGTTATTCAATGATAGGGTTGATGGTATTGCTGGCAATAAGACGATGGTGGCATTTCATCAATTTAAGAATTTAACTGGCTTAGGCGAATTTGACACTTTGGGACAGACAACAGCACAGAAACTACTCAAGGTAAAGTCAATCACTCCCAAACAGCTGCATTTAGGAAACGATTTGGCTGCACGAATTATCAAGTATTGCTTAGCACAAAACTATTCGGTAGCAGTAGGCGATCGCCTTTATAATCTTGTGTACGTTGAAGGCGTTGATGCCGATGGAAAGCCGAACGCGGACCGCTTAAACGAATGGAACGATCGCCGGATTGTAATTGAGATTGTGGGCGGTACTCCTAAAATTGTTGGCAACTGGCTAGCAACCAGTGAACCCGGAGCCAAGTATACCTATTCGCCGCTCAACCCAGAGGGAGCAGCGCGAATTGCTTTTGGTCAGTATAAAAGCTGGAAAGTAGGCATTCACAAGGATCACGAAGCACTGGTGCAGGTGGCAAATATCAAAGTCCACCGCGATCGCAATCAAGATGGCTCCCGTGCTGGCGATCCAGTCAGAATTGGCTGCTACGGAGTAAATCAGCACTGGGGCTATGATATGACCCGTGTTGACGGCGCATCGGCGGGGTGTTTGGTTGGGCAATCAAGGCAAGGGCATAGAGAATTCATGGCTCTGATTAAGCAAGATCAGCGTTACCAAGCAAACCACAACTATTTATTTGATACGGCAGTTATTCCTGGGGATGATCTGGCAAAGCGTTTTCCTGCATAGATTGGTAGCAGATGGCGTAGCGGGGAGTGCAACTAAGCGATCGCTGGGATTAGGTTAAGCTGCTGTGCTAAAGATTCTACTTGCGCCTTCACATAGTCAAAGTCTTTATAAGTTTCCCAATCTCGGGTTCTCATCACCCACGCACCAGGGCAGATATCGCCTGCATGGCAGCAATCAAACCCAATCCACCAAACTTTATCCGACTGACCTGGCTGGGGGATATGGCAGATTCCAAACTCCTTGTTATCTTCCTGACAAAAATCAGTAAAAGTTATACCGCCGTGAATCTGAAGGCTTTCGATTTCATCAGTAAGATAGTCGAGTTCGAAGTAAGGGTGCGACTGGTTTACCCCTACATAACCGCATAAAGCACCGTGATTTGGCTGGCGTACAATCAAACAGGGTAAGCCAGTAGCTAAGTCAATCCATTGCGCCTTGTCTGGTTCGTCTTTCCACTTGCCTTTGTCCCAATTACTCTTATCTATAAACGTCCAAGTTTTCATTATTTTGATTGAGGCGATCGCCTGAATACCTTCTTTTTTTGTTAACTATACTGTATAAGTGCAAAAAAATATGCCCCCTCTTGTAGAGAGTGTTGCGGAACGCGCTAGCCTAATCTTGCCCTGGCTTGCTTGATTTTGCTTCCATGCGATCGGTGATTTTTGAGGGCGATCGCTAAGTTAATCAATATTTGAGGCTTCGACTACGCTCAGCCTCAACACCTCGACTTCGCTCGGTGTTGAGGTTTTTTTGCATTTTTTTGCATACTGCATAGCCACTATCACTTCGCCGTCTTGCGAGCGGAAAATAGGTGCTAAAAGATATTTTCTGTTTCGTGCCGCTGCTCTTGCGTTAGTTGACACAGTCTCAAACTCTCCAGTAAACTCAAAAAATTTTTCTGGATAGCCTGACTTGATTGCGTGAGGAAAACCTGATTTATTCATGATATACTGATTGAAGTACTGATATACTGATAAAAGTATAGCCTGAAGTCATGAATACTTGCATTGGTATTGTCAATCAAAAAGGCGGAAGTGGAAAAAGCAGTACGGCTGTAGCTTTAGCGTATTGGTTGTATCACAAACAAAATTACAAAACGATACTTATTGATGCGGATGCGCAGCGATCAAGTTCTAGGTGGATTGCATCATTGCCAAAAACAGAAACTATACCCTATGAGGTTATAGGAGATGCAGATTCGTTAATTGAACAAATCGAGCCAATTTTACAGAAGCATGAATTTGTTGTGATTGATGGACCTGGAAGTTTAGCTGAAGTAACAAGAGCAATCGTCCTTTTATCGCATTTAGCTGTAATACCTTGTCAGCCAACAGGATTAGATTTAGGAAGTGCGGCAGATACAGTTCGATTAGTTTTACAGGCACGCCAAATTAGAAAAAAGCTGCCATTATCAGTAGCTTTTTTAAACCGAGCAGTAAAAGGGACTCGACTAAAACTTGAAGCGCGATCGCTTCTGGGCGATCTTCCTGGCATACATTTATTGAATTCTGTCGTTCATCAAAAACAAATCATTGCGGATGCAGTAGGGCAGCAATCAACAGTATGGAATATCCGCGATCGCACATCAACTGATTCGGCACGGGAATACAGCAATTTATTTACTGAAATATTACAATGCCTAGAAAACCTTTAAATCATTCAGAGCAATTTAAAGAGAACTTTGAATTATTACCAAAACAAGAGATTTTAGATTTTGTCCACAATAAAAGAGCGAGGGTAAGTGAAGATAAGAAGCAAAACAGACGACAGGGCGTTGAGGAAACCTCAACGCAACGTCCTCCTGAAAATCCTGAAACTAGTTCTTCTTCTCCTCACCCTTTTTCGTGTGAATCAATTATGTCTGAAGTTAAAAAAGAAGACGCTCAACCAATAAAAACTGTAAGAATAACAGCCGACCTGCCTAAACCGAACCATAAAAGGTTGAAGGAAGCCGTGTATGACATGAATACGGATATTAATAAATTGGTTAATGCTTTAGTCGATCAATTTTTGGATGCTGCGGGATATTGACAAAGGAGCGATCGCAATGCCAAACAAATCGGAATCGGTAAGTGAAGACAAAGTTATCTCTGTTGAGTCAGTCGTCACATCAGTCAACGACAAGCCGTATATTCAAATTAATTGGGGCAATTCCAAAGGAGTACTTTCTGTTCCTGATGCTAGAGCTAGAGCAATGGCTTTGTTAAATGCATCTGCGATCGCAGATGCTGAGGCGCGAGTATTTGAATTGCTTCTGCCTCCAAGTAAAGGCTTTAATCCAAATAATCCTGATAGAAAAGCACAGCAAGCAATTTTGACGTTGAGAGAGATGCGGCGCAAGCGATCGCCCCTGCCTCCAGATATCAATCCTATTTACGGCTTCAAAAATCGCGAACCATTAATTGAATATCAGTGGGGTGATGAAAAAGGTACTTTGGATTTGGATGCCGCTCGCGATCATGCTAGGGGGCTGTTGGAGTCAGCGGAGACAGCGGAGAACGATAGTTTCTTCTATCACTTTTTTACGACCAAGCATGACATTTTAAGCCGCAGTCAAACTGAAGAGTTTTTGCAAGATTTTAAGCTATTTAGACAACAAACCATATTAGAAGAAATGTTTGAAGAAGAGAGCGATCGCCATGAAATCTGAGTGGACTGACTGCGGCGACTACGAGGATTTGATCTGCGATTACGGCAGAATTTCTCTCCAGCCGCGCCCTAGTTATTGCGATCGCGGTCGATTTGTCGTCCAGTTACTGATACATGGTCCGACCAATCATTTGCTTAGCACGCCATTAAGTAATGCCTATTTCTTTAGCTATCAAAATGCTAAAGAGGAAATTGCCCGGTGGTTGACCCTAGCTGCTAGTGCCACCCCCGAACAATTGCGAACGCTCAAGCCAGAAACATCTAGGGAGCAGTGCTTGCACATGAGCGGATTGAATTGCGAGGCTAAAGTTTATCAGCAGGTTTTGCAGCCCGTCAATACCACCATGTACATATTCGAGGTGGAGATCAAGCCAGGAAATGAACTGGCGCTTGATGTTAATGAAGCAGACGAATTTCCCAGAGTCTATTTGGATTTAGGTGTTGCTCGGCAAGAAGTTTTGGCATGGATGCAGTGTCGCGGGCAGATCGACCAAACATTAATTGGTTGACACTGGTTAACCAATAGGCTATATTAGATACATGGAAAACAAACGGGTCGCCGCCGCAACGGGCGTAAAGGGATTCCATGCAACTAATCAACGCGATCGCACAAGTCCTCAAAGTTTCAGAGAATCAAATCAAATCAATCGATAAGTGGGCATCAGTATATTTCGTTCGCTTCAATATTGGTTGAATCATTAAGGAGAACTCAAATGTCTTTACAAGAATTTCTAGCTAATAATAATTCCGCTGAAACTCAATGGGGTGTATGGGTAAATCCACAAGACTTAGAGGACTACAGGATTGGGCAATACGTCTTTGAAAATGATGGAGTTCTTGACGAGAAAGTTTGTATCGGAAACCTGGATAAACTATCTCATGAGCGTCGGGTTTATTGCGGTGAAGAGGATGGGTTATCGGGATACGTTCGGGATCTGGACGGATTAACTCGATACAAGAATAAACTAGTAAAATTCAATCCTGAAGCTTTGGCTGATGCCATTAGCAACGGCTTCTGTAATGAAGAATTTGAAGAACACTTTCGCACCGAAGCCGAAGAACAGTGGCAAGAATTTTCCCAAGAGTGGGCAAGGCAGAAGATTGAGGAGTTGAAAGAGTATTTTGCTCCTGGCGGTGAGTGGGAGGAAGAGTGCGAGCAGCAAAGGCTTGAAGCCGAGGCATGGGCATCTTAA